TCCACCCAATATTCAAATGGAACTGCGAGCTTTTCGATTGCCTCTTTTTCTTTATCTATCTTATCAATTAAATCCCCAGTTCCTTTTATTGTATCTTTTATTAACCCAACTTCTTCTCTTCTGACATCTAACAACCGTTTTATCTCTTCTTTAACAATTACTAACCTATCCTCATAAGATTTAATTACTGCTCTATCTTCAACCCAAGCACCCTTTTCAGTTTCGATATTTCGTATTAAATATGCTTGTTCTTGAATGAGAAAATCAAAATAATCTTTACTACTCTTTTTTGCTCGCTCAAATAAATCTTCCATAAGCATTGTATCTATAGCTGTCTCTATTTCCTCAATAAATGTTGTAGTCTTTTTTGTAACTTCAGATAATTTCCCAGCCCATTCGGAAAGCATAGGAAGTAATTTTTCTCCTATGGCTGCCTGAAGGTCTTCAACTTCACCTTTTAAAGTTTTCATACTATTGGCAAAGCCATCTGAAGTTCTTATGAAATCTCCTTGTGCATCTTTTGACATTTCAAGCATCATTTTATATGCGGTGAGTGCTTTATCCACAACAGTCAATCCATCTCCTGTTTTTGCTAATCCATCATTCAAGGCTCGCTGTTCAATAGATGTAGCAGATAGAACAACACCAACTTCCCGCATAGGTCTATACATACCAACAAGAGCAGATTGTATTTTACGCATTGCATCTGCGGTTGGTAAATTATTAAATGAACCGATGTCTACTGCAAGTTTTACTATCCCGTCTGAAAATTTCGCCGCTTCATCTCTCGCCATTCCCATGGGAACTAATAAATCCTGAATTGACGCCAGAGATTGTCTGGCTTCTCTTGTTGACATTCCATAACTTTCCGTTAATGTTTCAACAGATTTATTAGCCTTATCCATACTTCCCCTAAATACTGTTCCAAATTTAGCAGTTTGTTCCTCTAAATCGGATGTAACTCGTATGCAACTTTTCATTCCTTGGACAAATTTATAAAGCACTGCGACAGTAAAAGCACCTGCAATAATTTTCTTGAGATTAGCAAAACCAGTATTCATTTGTTCAGTCTGTTGTTGAACATTCTTAGACGAATTCTTGAAACTGGAATTTACCTGTTTGAGCTTGTTTTTGACATCCTTTATGTCAGCTCTTATCTCTAATAGAATATTATCACCGGGCATTAGATTCCTTCTTCATTATTTCTCTTTGTATATTTATCCATTCTTCCCAAAGCTCCACTCTCGAATTCAAGGCTTCTTTATATTCTTGGAAGCTTCTCGAAGTTCTTGCAATGATTTCTTTGATTTTGGCAGGATGGAAGTATTGGCGAATATCCACTTCAAGGGCTTCCAGATGGCAAAAAAATCCTTTAATATTTCCTTGCTCACATCGGGATTGCTTCCCATTAGAAATTCGATATCACCTTCGCATATTAACTCCAAAAGTTGCTTCATTCCCTTACCCGCCATCACGGATGATATACTGTGTATCTGGATTAATTCACCAACCTCGCACATCAATCCCAGAGTAGGTTCTTTGAGTTTGATTTTGCCTTCTAAATATTCCTTCATTATACCGCTGCCTCTTCAAGATCTATATCAAGACTGGTTATAATAAACGGCATAGAATATCGAAGATATCCACCTTCATCTACTCTTGTGTAACTTTCAATAACAACTCCAATGGTAATTACATGATTTTTAGCATCTTCTGCCGCTCCAGGAACATTCTCATAAACAATCGAAGCAGGAGTCCCATTCTCAACTAAAGCCTCTAAGGTTGCAGCGGTATCTGATTCAACAAGGGCGTCAATCGTTCCTCGTGCATTTGCACTTGCAACTGCTATCCTGTATATCCCTTCAGTAGCGCTTGCGTCCCTGATAGGTGTGAGAATATTTCCATCGGTGAATTCCACAAAGGAAGAGTGATAATTAGCCCCTAACGTAAAGGTACTTCCCTTCACTACATAGATAGCCCCAGATTTATATGCCGTTACCGTTGGAACTGTATCTGCACTACCACTAACATATAGCCCTGTGAATTCGAAATGAACCATAGCCTCTACTCCCGCTTCCAATCTAAAAGTCGCAGTTCCTCGAGCTCCAGATAATTTCTCTAGGATTCCATCATTGTAGAAGTAGAAATACATTGAGCTATTGGTTGCATTATATTCCTCGATAGTATCAAACTGATTTGTCTCTGATGTTTTTTCTTTATAGGCACAGGCATTTAAAAGCTTAGTGATTTCTCCAGCTACCCCATTAGTGACTGCTTTCGTGAGTGGCACATCAAAAGACAATGTCTTCAACTGCGCACCTGGCAGATTCTTATACCAGAATCCCTTATCCCCTCTTGCAATGTTCTGGGGATTATATTCTGGGGTCAAGGTGATATTCCTCGCATTAATCACATCATCGGTTACCGTAGGGGTTGGATCCACCCCATAACTGGCTATTGGTTCCAACTTCCCTAATAATACATACCTTGCAAGTCTAAGCCCCATCTTTTCCCTCCTTCTTTATTTTGTATGGTTTTACATAGGATAAAAAGAAGATTCGTTCGTGAACGTTCATATAGATTATATCTCCTTTTACCCTCCATTTACCTCTGAACTTAAATTTATCAACATTAACTATATATCTTTTCCCTTCCATCTTACCTCCCGGTTGATATGTTATGATATTCAATGTGAATCGTTAATTCTATTCCCATTTTACCCTCGAGTGGTCCTTCGCTACCAAAGGCATAAGGGACCGTGTCATAAGACATCACATAGCCTGGCATTGAATCTGAATCTCTTGTATAAACAGGAAATGCGTCTGCTTCAATTGCCTTAATAACTGACGAAACAATTTCATCTACATCGTTTGCATTATCCTCCCTAATAATTATTCCAACCGCTACATCAGCCTTATGTGACATGTGAGAACCAACAATCGGGATATGCTCGCTTACAGGTCCTATGAAAGCAATCGGAGTCCCAAACTGAGCAACTGCATCTTCTTCTGATACGAATAAATTCGTGACAACTTCGGCAAATGCCATAGGACTACTGATTGCGCTTATTTTTGTATCAAGCCATGCACGGATTTCTTTACCCCTTAACAATTTGTTCTCCTATTGTTCTTTTAATTTTGAGTGCTATGTCTTCATAAGCGGGACGAGCAAAAGGTCTTGACATTGGATGTCCACACTTAAAAACTCCTCCCTTTCTATGGGCATATTCACCAACCGATTCCCAAACTTTACCATACCAAGCCATTTGACCAACTGATAATTTGCCTACTACTTCGTATAGAATCCTTTGAGATTGAATATCTATTTGCTTCCAGAGAGTTCCCCTACCGAATTTATGGCTCAATCTATAAGGATAAGGACCAGAGAGATATATTTGCGCCCTTCCTTTTATGATGGACATAATGTAATTCATAGAATCGAGAAGATTGGACTCAATCCTCTTTTCCCTTCTCGCTATTATCCTTTCAACGAACTTAAACTTAGCAAAGAACTTCATACCGTCTCCATATTTTCTACTGGATTTTTGTATAATTCCACCACCGCCAAAAAATCGGGAAGCCAGGGTTTATCTTGATGAACATATCTTTCCCTTATAAATGAAGTTGCTTCGCCTCTTTTTCCCAATGAAGCCAATCCCAGCCTACTCTTCTTTTTAAGTAAAACCATCACTTGAAGGATTACAGCGGTTTTGATATCTTCTGGAACAGTGGAATAACCCGCTGTATATTCTATTTTTACCGTCCCTGTAAATCTACAATCAAACTTTATAACCCCATTCTTATACACTATGTAATCATCGGAATCTATATCCTGAGTATAGTCCCCTTCGGTGATATCCAAATCCACGATTGCAGTTACAGGACACCGGCTTAAAACAATCTCATTCCCATTGGTAACCTTAATCTTCTCAGTCAGAGTTGCTGAATCTATTAGATTATTTGACAATGTCTTAAAAGCACTTTCCACAAAGAGAATAAGAGCATCAATTAAATCATCGTGCTTTGCTGATTCTGTTTCGAGTATCTTTTTTATATCTACTTTAGTTATCCAAGCCAATTAAATCTCCTATGTAAAGGAAGGGGACGGCGCCTGTCCCCTAACCTTTTACTTCTTTTTTCTCACCAATACGCAAGAGCGTCTAATCTCGTTATACACTTTCTTATCCACTATATAGACACCGTCTTTCTTCTCGCCACCGTTAACAGAAAACTCCTGCTCTCCACCAATAGAAGCCGAAGCAATCATCTGAACCTCAACCTTCTTCTTGTCTTCGGGTATTGCCTTAGCTATCTTCTCGCTGTCCTTTGGTATCTTCTTAATGCTTTTATCACTAAAAGGCATTATCTCTCCTATGCGTGAGTCTTTATGATGGTGAATAGTTCAGGTTGAATAACATAGATGGCTAAATCACCAACAGACCTGAGCATAATTGCATTCTCTGCAAACTTCACCGATGCGTCAGATGCTACCTCAAATCCATCCTCTCCGAATGCTACACCTTCACTCACACTACCAAAGATTATGAATGCGGTATCGGCTGCACTGGTAGCGGGAAGTGCTGAAGTGATGTGCGTAGGATAACCAAGCAGTTGTTTTGTCTCATAGTTGAAGAGAGGCATTCCTGCAGTAGTAACGCACTTTCTATGAATTGTTCCAACCGTTTGATTATTCGTAATCCAACCAGCGCCAACAAGATGATTAGCATTAACCTTATGGATTGCCTGGATAAGATAATCTCTGCTGATATTATCAAAGCTGGTTTCTCCTGAAGCAAAAGTGACTGTGTTTATTCCACTTGCCTGAGTAATACCCGTATATTTTGAAGAGCCTGATGCTGTTCCTGTGAACACTTCCTCATCGATATGGCGGGCATATTTCTTAATGAATCTCTGAGTGAAATAATCAGTTAGTTGAACTGCTGAATATTTCAGAGATTGTCTTGACATTACAAGCGTTCCAATTAAGGTTTCACGGTTGACTGGTTTTGCGTCTACAGTTGGGGCTGAATCGGAAGGTGGGGAATTCTCTGTCTGATATTCAAGGGTTACATCTGTTCCAAGCTTTGCCATATTGACAACCTCAGCGAGAGGTATCCTTGACAGGCCTGCTTCAAATGCAGCACCATACATTGGGACGGTATCATAGATATGCTTGATCCACTCTTCAGGAATTATGGCGTCCATTGTAGTTGTGGTGATTGCTTTGCTTCCTGTTACAATTGAATCCAATTCCTTAGTGAGGGTTTTCCTTATCTTCTCTCCCATCTCAACCTTCCAATCCGCTTTCGCAGGTGCAAAGTTGAGTGTTGAAACTTTATCTTTGAAGTCCTTGAATAAAGGTCCGACTGTTTCCACAACCGTATTCTCTATCTCGGATTTCATTTCCTTTGAGAGAGCGCCTGGACCCTCGAGTATTTCCTTGATGTGTTTTTCGTCAAGCCCAAATTCCTTGACAAGAGATTCATAAGCTTTCTCTTCGGCAAAACCCTCAGCGGAAAGCTCTTTAAATTTCTTTTCTATAAGTTCTTTTATCTTCATATTAGTCCTCCTATTCTATTTTTTGATAAGCTATACTAAACCAATACGCTGCGTCTGCATTGTTTCCTGTTAGGCCTGTCGCTATTATTCTGGCATATTTAAAATAAGCAGCATTAGTAGGTAAAGTATCCACATTCCAGGTTTCGGTTTTTAAACTATCCTGTATAATAGATGCAGTAAGCCAAGTAGTGCCATCCATGGATGGTTCCCATGTTATTTTTACTTTTACAGCATCAGCTGTAGAAAACGCCTTATAAGCAAGTTTACAGTAAGTCGTTAACCCTCCTGAGCCGATATATTTAGTCAGCAAGGTATCAAGGTCAACTACTGTAGTATCTGCGGCAGTTGTTGCAATGCTATCCGAAGTTGCGAGATTAACATTGCCGAAATAAGATTCAAGACCTCCTACTCTTGCGAATAGACATATTCCCACAATCATAAAAAATAAAACAAATTTCCTCATGATTTTTCCTCCTGTTTGTTAAGTTCTTCCATTCCAAACTTCAAAACATCGCTAAGCTTGTCAGCGATAACCTTGACAATTTCCTTTTCGGGCAGGTCTCCAGAGCTACTTTCGTTCCACTCCTGACCTTTCTTTCCCTTGGCAATTGCCTTCATCTCGATTAATTCTGCTTTCATAGCATTTATTTCTACCCATATTAAATCAGTCTCCATAAATTCCGTTAAGCTTTTATAGGGGGGTGGTTCTTTGTCGAAATCCTTATAATATTTAGCAAGTTTATTATGAACCTTCTTTTTATCTTCTTCGGGAATATCTGAACTCCCCAATCTTGCCATTGCATTAGCAACCGCTCTCCAAGCTACATTGAGTTTCCCATCTATTATATCTGCAATAGGAAATTTATATGATGTCACATTATCGGGCTTCTCCGAAACATACCAGCAAAAAGCCTGTATATATTTCTTGAAATCGATAACACCTTCCTGATTAGAAGCCCAATCCGCTATCCTCTTTCGTGCTGTTCCCGCATCCCATTTATGTCCCTCCGGAGTAAGGGGAAATTTCTTGTATGGGATAGCACTTTTGACTTCGGTCTCATCTTCATTGTCCCCTTCATATCCTCTAATCATATCTTTAAAATAGTCTGACTCCACAACACTTTTTTGTGCTACAAGTGCAGCGGGATTGTCGGGGATGGTAACAGGACCAAACTCCAATATTTCATAATCAGTGTATATCCTGTTGACATTTTTAGGCTTAAAACCTAACTCTTTTATCGAATCCTCATCGTCAACAAATTCAAGAGGAACAAAGGTATGAGAGAAAGCCCTCAATGCCCCTTCCTTAATAAGTGTCTTGTGGTCTTGTGAAAATGGGGTTGAAGCAAACCATGTCTTAGCTTTAAGACTATTTACTTCCTTCCCTTTCCAATTTGTCTTACCCGGTTTTATCCATCTTGCGCCCCCAATAGTAAACTCGGGAGCATATCTATGACCGGAAAGCATAATCGGATTCTTTCTATAATTCGCTAATTTTGCACCAGAAACGAGCATAACTTCACGACTCCTATCTGGAATTTCCACAGTCACATCAACAATCGGTTCATCCTCATCTAATTCTTTTGTCTCTATCTCTATCATGCTGTCAAAGACCATTGCCTTGTTTGCAGTATCTTCACCATATCGTTTAACCGCATTTTTAAATTCAAGTTCTGGATTCATCCCAACTTTTGGGCAATATTCTTTAAGATAATCTTTTAATAGTTTTGCCATTTATACCTCCATAGCCTCTTCTGGCACTTCAATGCAGAGGCAGCCTATTGTGTTCCAAGCCGAACCATTTCTATCTCCCGGATACATCAGTGGTTCGCCTCCAACAATAAAAGGTTCTTTGATTGGTTTAACCTGTCCGTGAGCAGCAACATGAGCCTCTCTTGATGTTTCTATGAGAGAACAGAACCAACTTCGAATCATTACACCCGATATATCAATAGTGTCATGGGACATCTTATTCGCTGCTCCTCCCGTTTCCGTCCTTGCAATTGTTTTTGCTCTATTCTTATTCATATAATCGGGACTGAGTGGGTCATATTTTGAATTAACATATTTTGCTATTTCATTAGTTGTCATATCTTGCTCCATACCCTCTGCAAGCAATTTCTTCAACTGTTTTATATCTGTTGAAGCTATCCCCCTCCATGTGCTTTCAAGATTATCAATATATTGCTTAATAAAATCATCTATGTTTATCCTACTAACATCAGCGCCTAATTCAGATATTTTCTGCGTGAATGCTTTCTCCATTGCCTCAATGATATATGGGTCAAACGATTCTTTCATTTTATCGCTAAGAATTATAGAAGAGAGTATAACCATATCCGACAAAGTGGGATCATCGAATCCTTTAGGGCTCAGATTTCTTAAATTCTTTGACACCTCTTTCCCAACCCATGAGAAATAATTATCAATCTCTTTTACAAATCTCTTTTCTGTTCGTTGTTGCCAATCAAAGAAAGTCTTCCATGATTTTATTCCCACCACTTTAGGCCTATAGATTTTAATATTGGGTGGGGATATTCCCGACTTCTTGCCTTTCTTTTCTTGAATTGTCGCAACTGGGGCGTCACCTAAATTTCTATAAACATCATCACCACCAGGATACGGAAACCATCCATGCTCATTTCTTGATTGATTAGGAGATATAACATTCATCTCAAGATACATTCTTTCTCGCTTCATTTCCATTATTGGGTCTTTAGGTAACTCAATTTCAAACTTAAACGAGATGGAAGGCTCTAAAATTAAATCTTCCGTAATGGTCTCTTCAATATCCATTGCAACAGGCAGTAATTTATTCTCATAGTGTACGAGTCTTGCCTGATAAGCATTAGCATAAGTCGCATTTTCAGGGTCGATTAAGACACGGGGGACTCCAAAGATTTTATATATGTTCTTCTCTACTGTATCCAGGATACCTGTAAAATCCATTTCCGATGGGGAGAAAGCAAATCTATGAATGGTTGTGCCCTCAGGGACACCTCCCGTCTTGCCTACATTTTTATATCCCCCAAAATTTTCAATCCATTTGGATACCATTCTTTGAGTCTGCTCTGGCGTCTTCCCCCATTCCAATATAATTGGTGGTACACCAAGATTTTGGAGAAGAGTATTACCATAATCTGTGATATATTCGTATTGATTATATTGTCCAAGTGCAGCTTGGAATGGTCCAATCCCATAACCCTGTGGATCAGCAAGATTGGGATATTTCGAATGGATGACACTATCCGGGGCAAAATTCTTTAAGGCATTATTTATATTGAGTTGATAGCCAGCAATGGGATTCGTATCTGTTATAATTATCTTAGTCTT